ATGATGCGCCGCACGATCTTCCAGACACTTGAGTCGCCGCTTCTCCTCGGCTGCCAATACCCGTTTAGTGATAATCCGCTTATTCGAGGGTTCAGCCGAAAAGATATGCGGCTTGACTGGAAAAATGATAGTGAATGGTGGTTCGTTAGTCTCCAAGACCCCGAAAACGCTGAGGGTGCAAACATTGACTACGGTCACATTGACGAAGCAAGACTGATTCGCCATTTCAACCTGTCTTGGCTTACCGTTATCCGCAGACTCCGCGGGAGTGGCCGTTGCAAAGTCCCAGTAGAGCCAGGAGTATGGATAACGACAACGCCTGATACTCCAGGCAGCGAACTTTTCAACGCAGTCGAAAATCCCGTGACGAAGAGTCCTAACTGCCGGGTGTATCGCTGGAGCATATATGATAACACAAAGCTGCCCAAGGATTTCATAACTGAAATTGTGCGTACGCATACAGGGGGCTTCGCAGATCGCTTTGTCTACGGCCGTTTTGCAGCTGTTGGCGGCGGAAGCTTCAGCTTCGACTCCAGCGTGCACGTGAGAGAAATTCACTTAGGCCTTGTCCGAGAAGTGCGGTTTGGTGTGGACTTCGGGTGGACTAATCCGACAGCAATTTTAGCCGTTTGCTATGATGGCGATGATAGGATCTGGGTCCTTGATGAAGTGTATGAGCGACACATGAAAAAAGAGGACATAATCAAGGCGCTCGTAGAGTTTAAGCAGAAGTATGGGGCAGGGCCTATTTTCTGCGACCCGTCAAATCCTGAAACCATCGACGCGTTGAGGCAGGCTCAGCTTAATGCAATAGGCTACCAAGGCCGACGAGAAGATGGTATCCGGGAGCTCGGGGGAAGGTTCCCGAAAGCAGGCGATGGCCAGCCTAGAATCTTCATCAGCAAAAAATGCGTGAACCTCATCAGCGAACTACTCGAGTACAGGGAAAACGTGAAGGAGAATGACCATGCTACGGACGCACTTAGATATAGTCTCAAACAAGCCCTGGCCCCTCCAGGCGTAGGCGCAGTCATGCTACAACATTAAAAATTGCAGAGTAAAGGTTGACAGAATGAGTTTCATTGGAAAACAGGTTAAGCGCGTCGCGGATGCTATGCGCAAGGGATTCAAAGCGCAGCGCACGGTTCCCGAGGCTGTAAGCAGGAAGCAGCTGGAAGAGGAAGTGCCCTTCAGCTGGAAAGCTGACAACATGCTCTGGGGCTACGTTAACAAGTACATGCTTAAGGGCAGCGGCGCAGGCTTCGTCACGCCCCCATACACCGCGTACTGGGACCGCTTGTGGGGCGCAACACCCATCGAAGACCTCCCTAAGTACAAGGACCTGTACACTTTTACGCCGTACATCAAAGCTGCTCTTGACGTGACTATTAACCTGGCAATCAGCAACGGTTTTGAGCTTGAAGGCGGAGACGATGATGTAAGAGACTGGCTGACGGACTGGCTTGACGAGCATAACGCTTTAGAGACTCTCCGGATCTCAGGCGTCGACATGCTTGTCTTCGGCAACGCTTACTTGGAGATCTGCCGCGAGGAAGGTATACCACCTGAAGAGTGGTGGCTCAAACCATTAGATCCCGTGCACATGCGCGTCCGTCGTGATGCTTACGGAAACGTTTTCGGCTACATTCAACTCCTAACGTTTCCCCCCGTAGCCTTCACAGCGCAGGACATTATCCATCTTCGCTGGTCTCCCAAGAGCTGGTGGTACGAGTTCAGCTATGGCACTTCGCAGTTGAGGTCCATGCTGAAAATTCAAGCGTTAATTGACCAGCTTGAAGACGACATGGCCATCATCATTCACACTTACACTAAGCCGATGCTCGTAGTCAAGGCTGGGACGCCTGAAAGACCGTTCAGTGACCCACAGCTAACAGCACTGATGGAAGCTTTCAGCACTCGCCAAGCAGCAACAGACGTGTTCGTCCGAGGCGACGTCAGCGTCGACGTGATCCAAAGCATGACCCGCGACGTTAACGTACAGTTTTGGCTCGACTACCTCTACACTCAACGCGAAGCCGTCCTCGGCGTGCCCAAAATATTCATGGGCAAAAGTGAGGGAACAAACAGGGCTACCGCTGAGGTTGTGATGCAAGAATACGTTACCAGGCTACGCATGCTCCAAGAAGCAATCGCAGACGTGCTTGAAACCGTGCTCTTCAAACAGCTTCTCGAAGCGAAGTTTGTGGAAGGTATTGCAGTTCCGCAGGTTAAATGGCGCCCTATTTGGGAGCCAACAATACAGGACAAGGGCAAAATGTACTGTGACCTTGTGGACAAGGGCATAATCTACGCGAAAGAGGCCCGACCGAGGCTAGGCTTTCCCGAAGACTACCCTGAAGGCAACGGATCGTGAAAGAAGAGGAAGTATTGTTTGGTGAAGAAGGCGGGTAGTTGGTGGCCGCGTATGGCATGCAGTAGCCTCTGCGGCTACACGGAGGAGATGCGCAGGGTCCACTTTAGTTGTCTCTTCTGTAGAGTTCGCAGGTTCTTTTATGGGAAGATGGACCCGAAAAAGTACCGTTATAACCGTTACATGCGAATCGTCGTACCAGCCGATCAGACGACCTATGTGCTGCTGATTGATAATAAGCGTAGGCTCGCGTGTGTTAAGGCTCAGATCTTGAAGCGTTTGCTTACGATCTGCGAGTGGCTCGCGAATTAGCGGGGCTAGAGGTTTGTTATAGAGGAATGTTCTATGCCAGGGCTTGAAGAGGATAAGACTGTTTGGCGCTACAGGGTTCAGGACCCAGCGAGGTTTGACAAGTTTCGCGTCAAGGAGCTTGGCAAAGGCATCAAGATCACGCTTGGGAAAGTCAAGAGCTCTGACCGGTGGGAGATTCAGAATTACATATTTGAAAGGGAACAGTTCAAGACTGCCGAGCAAGTGAGGAAGTGGCTTGACACGCACTTGAAGGGCCAAATTCGGACTCTTCTCGATTTCAAGGCATGGGACGAGTGGAGAAGGCGGTTTGTAAACGCCTACGTGAACGTTTCAGAAGTCAAATAGTTTCCCACTTTCCAATGACACCCGGGTGACAATGTTCAGGCCTTGTAATCAGGCCTTGTATCATGGTGATCTGAAATGAGTTTCTTATCTCAAGGTGGTTATACGCAAGAAGAGCGAGATGAGCTAGAAAAAGCAATTGAAGCTAGAGAAAAGAAATACGGCTACAAAAGAGGATCAAACGCAGGCTTGACTAAGCCAAAGGATTATGCGAGCCTTTCGGAAAGTGAGTTTGCAGACCCCGTAGGCTTTAACTACCCGGTCGACAGAGCGCACGTTAGAGGGGCAATAACTTACTGGCAGCATATGGATCATCGAAAAGCTTACTCTGACTCTGATGCACGAGCCTTCGTAACTGAGCGCATTGTGAGAGCTGCTCTGAAATTCGGTATAGCCATAAGGTATGATCCTAAAGACGCTGATTATCGAAAACTTCCTGAAAACTTGAGGAAACAGATGGAAGGCTACGAGTCGACAAAGAAGGGCATGCTTGAAAGCGTCGAAGCGTTCAGGGCGTGGCAGGAAGAGTGGTTACGCCAAAACGGGAAAACTGCCATAGTAATCTAGGTGAAAAAATCGTGCAGCTCCGGTATTTCGTGCCCTTCAAGGCGCAAGAGGGCGTTGATGCTCAGTTTGCTTTGAAGGAGAAGTTGATTAACATTGAAGGCGTAGCCATAGACACGAGCATCAACGCTAACAAGTGGCAGGTGCCAGCTGAGGACCTTGACTTTATCACGCAGAGCCTCATAGGGGCTCAGCTTCGCGTTGACCATGCTGAAAGCGCACTCATGGTCATCGGGAAAGTTCCTGAAGCTAAGCGCGTCGGCGATACTGTATGGTTCAGGGCTGAGGTTGGCGAGGAAAAACTCGTTGAGAAAGTCCTCAGAGGCTACGTTACACATGTTAGCATTCAGGTTGACAGTGATGATGTTGAGTGCAGCAGATGTAAGAGGCCGACACGGAACGAAGGTATGCTTATCCACCTGTGCCCTGGAGCCTGGGAGATCGTGCACAAGCCCAAGGTCCGCGAACTCAGCATCGTTGCGAGCCCAGCCTACAAGAACACTGAGTTTAAGCCAGTGGGCTTCGCCGCGGCAATGAACGATTCCCAATGGGACGCAATCGTAAAGTCCGTGGAAAATTCACAGTCATTTAAAAATGACAAAGATGTGGGTTCTAGGCTTCAGGAGCCGCAAGAACCTGAAAACAAAAATGGACAACAACAAGAGGTGAAGCCTTTGTCTGAAAAGGACAATCAGGTTTCTTCACATCAGGCACAAGCAGTCGTAAACGTGTCACCAGGCGAGCAGGCCCCTAAGCAGGTTGAATATGAGGACTTGATGAATCAGCTTACTCAGCTGGAAAAGAAGATCAGAGAGAGACCTTCAGCTTCAGACGCGGACCTTGACGCTTTGAACAAGAAGGTTACAGAACTAGAGTCAGAGCTTGCCAAGAAGGCAACGAAGAAGAACCTTAGCAAGAAGATCAGCGAACTATCGAAGAAGCTGAGCGAGGAAGGCGAAGAAGCAGAGAATCTGGAAGATGCAAAGAATACTCAAAAGGCCCCCGAAGGAGATTCAACAGCGCAGAAGGTTGCGGGGAAAGGCATCGTTGCAGTTAACGAGATCAACCGTGATGCCCTTGGCAACTTTGACTGGTTCCAGGACATTCTGAAGGCACACCGGAAACTCGTCGGCTTCAAGTAAGGCGATTTGAATGAGTGCACCAGTATTTGAAGGAACAACCCCGCACGTTTCTGATCGCTATATCACGACAGAAATTGCAGGCGAGGACATTACAATCGGCCAAGTTGTCGAAATAACCGCTGATTGGACAGTTAAAAAGCCCACCACAAACCCAAGCCTCAAAAAGTGTGGAATCAGCCTGACAAGCGCACTTAATGGCAAAGCAGTCTCGATACTATGGCGAGGGCTAGCACGAGCAAAAGCCTACGGGACAATAATCGCGGGTGATTATGTTGGCTCAGGACCTCTAGGGACAATTCAAACAATCCCTGGGGTAACATCCGTAGACTGTAACACAAGCGCTGGAACAGCATCAGCAATTAATCAATCGCGTGCCGGAATCGGCTGGGCGAACGCTGGCGCCACAAGCGGCGGCACGGCTTACGTCCTGGTTTTGTAGGTGGGTTCAAATGAGTTTTCAAAGGGATGCTTTAACGTGGGTTGACTCAGGCGCAGTTGCGTATCCAGCGTTGCACAAGAAAATCATTGAATTAACCATGCCGGCACTCGTCGTCAAGAAGCTATTCCCGGAATTTCCGCTGGTAGCCGGGAAAACAGCGACTTTCGTAAAGGAAAGCGGTTCAAGGAGCGCTGCGATCAGCGAAATCTCAGAGGGAGTTGAAAGCTTATATCAATGGTCCTCGTACTATTATTGGCTGAAGAATATGCCAATACCTGAGGGTTATCGTCACAGTGAGCAAACAAAAAAGAAGATAAGTGATGCAGCAAAAGCCGAATGGGCAAATCCCCAATTCAGACAGCAACGATCAACAGATATGCGCGGTATAAGAAATCCCTTCTATGGCCAACATCTTTCCGAAGAACAGAAACGTGTTCACAGCGAAAAGATGAAGGCAAAATGGAGTGATCCACTTTGGAGAGCAACAAGGGGGATTAACGTCCCACTCTGGAAGAAGGGGCAATCTCCGCTCAATAAGGGTAAACCCTGTTCTCCAGAGACAAAAGAGAAAATATCCAAAGCCGTAAAGGAAAGGATGAAGGGATTTACGAAAGCAGCGCATACTACTAAAGTCTCAGAAGTAGCCCAAGAACTTCAAAATTTGGGCTATAGAATAGTTTTTGTTGACGATGCTGAAATTAGACCAGATATTATCTGTCTGAAAGACGGCATTGTGCATCAGATTGAAGTAGAAAAAGATGGGAGTTCTACTTCAAAACACGGTCCGAAAAGACCGAAGCGGAGAAGCTCTTACTGTGACATAATGAAAGTCATATATTATTAGGACCATTCGATATAGCCAACCTATCCCAATGGATTTCACGCCACTCACCTACGTTACTGTCACGCCGTACAAGAAGGGCCACCGGGAACGCATCACGAGAGAGCAGATCGAAGACCTCTACATTCCTGTGATTGAACAGCAGCTTCGCCGTTTAGCGCGGCGAATGGCCTACACTATTGATCTCGACTGCATGAACGTCATCAGCAACGCAGCGGCAAACAGCTCATCAGGGTCGGGCACAAGCCTAAGCGCAACCGGCACAGAGTTCACGATCAGCGGCGGCCTCGGCACCAAGGACATCTTGAATGCGAAGCTAAAGATTGAAAGCTATAATTTCATTCCTGACACCATACTGCTCAACCCTATCAACGCCCGCGACGTAATGTACTTGCCCCAGTTCAGTCTTCACATGGAATACGGCGAGCCAGTGATGCAATCAGGAATACTTGGAACTATCTATGGCATGACAGTGCAAATAAGCACAGTCGTCTCAGCGGGCACTGCATACATTCTGAGCACTGGCCAGAACTTGAGCGCTGCATATGCTCCTATGGGATTCTTCGTGATCAAGAGGCCATTGATGAGCGACGTTGACCCGAAGAAAGAGTTTGACAGCGTTGACGTGTCGTTAACGACCAGGTACGCGCCTGTTGTCTTGTGTGGAGAAGCCATCTTCAAAGTCACGAATCTAGCAACCGGTTAGACCTAAAACATATACAGCAAGTTTCCCGTTTTTTCGACTTCATTTTTTCTTCTTTGTTGTTTCAAAGCCTACTCACATGCGGGGTAGGCGAAACAAGTCGATGTAGGGAGGTGAATGGCCAAAATGAAGAAAGTGTTTCTTCTAGCTGTGTTGGTTCTAGCAGCAGCTCTATGCTTGGCGAGTCCAGTGTTTGCTGACACGACAACGCCAACCGCCGCATTCGACCCATCATTCCTGATTGAGATGGGCGTCGTCTTCGGTGGAATAGCAACTCTGGCTTTCGTAATAGCCGAGCTAGTAGGCATGTACACTACGAAAAGCTCGCAAACTGGTCTCCTACAGACAAGTTCAACCGCTATTAACGCGATAGTTGCAATGACAGGCGTGGGAGTGACAGCGAATCAAGCCGCAGCAGTTACAGAAATATCCGGCATACCTACAGTGATACCAACATCAAAACCAGAAGTGACCAAATAGTCTCAACTAGACCCCTTTTTTTTGGGGTCTTGACGTAGACGTCAACCCGCATTTATGAGAGCACGCTTTCATTCCTCAAACAGTCTCCTTTCTCCTTTCGGGTTGAGAGTTAGGGGGTTGCTCCCGGCGGAAAGTTGACGCCCAGCATGTAGGTAGATACGCATGAGCAAGGTCCTTGGAAAGGGCAACTACATAGTTGCCAGGGTGAACGGTGCGAGGCAGGTTTTGACTAGCGCTGAGCTTCAGAGGCTCATCGACGCTGGATACGACGTAGAAATCGTGACGGCGTTTTGACTCAGCAGTTGAAGAAGCTTAGCAAGATCATCTGCGAGAAATGCAGTGTCAGCGACTATCAGATCTGCCTGCGATGTGACGCTAAAAAACTGATTGATAGTTTGGTTGAGAGAACATGATAACGTACATTGAAAACGCTGATGTGGCAGCGCAGCTGAACGCAACGTATGACGCTGTGAACAAGGTCTACACTGTCTACGGCCTTAACATTGCCGAGTCAAGCCTTACGGCTCATGTTGCCTTTGCGAACAACTACGTGAACTCGCTCTTAGGCACTGACCTGTCAGCTGCTGACCCGAAGTATCAAGGCGCTTGGATGGCAACGTTAGACCTTGCATGCATGCGGATCCTAGTGGTTTCTTCAGGCGGAGCCTTGGTAGGCGCGTTTGACTATTTCCTGGGAGACCTTCGGGTTGCAAGGTCTGGACCTTACGCTGAAGCTATACAGCGCACGATAGATGGGTTGAAAGAAGACTTTGCACGTCAAATCGTGAACCTTTCAACAGCCGTTAAGGTTCAGGATGCTCAGGCAGCAGAGGACGTGCCGACTTATCGGGGAGGCTTGATAACCCCGTGACCGCAGCGTCAGCAATATGGCAACTGCTGCAGCAGAACTGGAGCCTGCAGAGCCCAGCAGCAAGCGACATCTATTGGGCTGACACGAAAGTCGAAACTATGGACTGGACGAAAGTCGGCAAAAACCTTGTCATCGCATGCTATAGCCCGTCAGGACCTGTGCAGGCTGTTCCGTTAAGCCGCGAAGCGTGGCAAAAAACTGAGCAGATCATGGTTGACATCCTCGTCAAGGTCACGGGCACGGTTGATGATGCGTGCACTTTGCGAGAGACAATGAGAAATGAGGTTTACAGGATAACGCATCTTGTTGAGCTTTCAACGCCTGGGTAT